TGAGCAGCGCGGCGTTCGGACCGAGCGACGCCGGCCGGAACATCCGCAGCCTTCGGCCCATGCCCGCGGCGCGGTAGGTGCTCTCGTCGACCTCAGACATTGCCGCTGCCCGACTGGTACAAGCGGATGGTGCGCCGCGCGCGCGGCCTGCCAGGCGCCTGCGCCGCCATCTCGCCGCGCATCTGCCGCAGCGTGCTGCGCATCTCCTTCAGGCTCTGATAGGTGACGGTGCGATCAGCGTACCGGACGGTCAAGATGCCGCTGGCGATCGCGCTTTCCAGCGCAGCGATTTGCTCATTGGTGAATGCCATATCAGCGTCCCAGGTACTTGCTTCGAATAACGCGTCGGGTGCGCGTGCGCGCCGGCGGCGGCGCAACGTCGTCAGCCCTGACATCGGGGTTTTCGTCCCATTCCGCGGCCCATGCCGGCGGCGCCTTCCAGTCGATCGACGGGACCTTCAGCCAAAGCGCCAAGCCCTCGGCATACACGCTCAAGTCGAAGGCTTCGTTGCGGCGTCCGGCAAGGTTCTTCCAGCCATTTGCTGTGCGCGTCTCTGCGGTCAGCTCTGCGTAGAAGGCCTCCGGCAGCCAGTCCGGGAAGTGGTAGAAGCCAGGGCCCGGCTCGGCCCGCTTGACGTTCGCGTCAACCGTGTCCTTCAGCCGATCAGCGTTCAGCAGCAGCTGGGGAACGTCGCCGGCGGAGCCGGATTTACGGTCCTTTCGCTTGCTGCTGTCGGGATACGTTTCCTTGAACAGCGCGGCGTCCCGCTTTGTGCCGCCCTTCACCAGTCGGACGCGCCCGTGCAACTGGCGCTTTTTCAGCGACCGCCAGAACTCCAGTGCTCGCACCGACGTGCCGGACTTGCCACCCCAGTCGATGCCGACGGCGCGAATCGGCATGCTGCGGCCGGTTTCATCGCCCAGGGGATAGCGCCTGGTGATGACCTTGTCGACCAGCCGCTCCCAGTCCTCTAGGTACTTCGGAGGGTCAAGCGGCAGGAAGCCGCCGGAACCGTCCGGACGTGCCGACGTGCGCAGGGTGAAGGAATCCACCACCCAACGCTCCAGCTGGCCCGATTCGTTCACGCCGAACCCCAGAACCAGCACCACGAACCGGTTGGCCTGGTTGTCCACGGTGGCAACCAGGAAGCGCACGCCGGCAGGCACATAGCCTGACGGCCACGTCTCTGCTCGCTCCTTCATTTCGTTCGGATCGCTGGAGGACCTTGCCGCCATCGGCACGTAATTGATGGCGCCGTCGACGTTGTGCGTCGTCTTCAACGGCCGTTCTTCGCCCGTGCTGGCAAAAGTGCGCATCGCCTGCAGGTATCGCTCGATCAGCGACTCCCAGGACTGGTACGCCGCGGCGACGCCGCCCAGCCAGTAACTGGCAATGCGCGTCTCCAGCGCATCGCCGCTGATACTGCCGTCCGGATGAACAATCTGCCCCTCGCCGGCCCACACGCCGGCCTGGTTCATGTCGTCCTTCCAGCGATGGTCCAGGCCCACGCCGCAGCTCGGGCAGTGCAGCAGGGAGTAATGCCTGGCCATCTGCTGGATGTCGTCCACCAGCACGCGCTCGAGCAGCTCATCCATCGGTGGCAGAGCGAACCCGTCGTAGCCGGGAGCCGCCATGAACCGATCCCCGCACTCCGGGCAGGGCCAGTACCAACGCCGGCGATCGCCTCGAGCGTAAAGCGCCGCGATACCGGCAGCGGGCGGGCCGTGGTGAGGATGCGTCGGCTTCCAGGCACCGTCGGTGTAATCCGTGGCAGGGCTCGACTCAGCTACGACCATGCCCGCTGACATGAAGGTCTGCGTCCGCTTGAGCGCCAGGCCGAAGCATTCGTCGATTCCCAGGTCGCCGGTGTAGTTATCCACGTCCGTCATCAGCACGTCGTGGATGTCCTTGCCCGACAGCACCGAGATCGACGGCCAGCCCATGCGCAGCGACATCCCTGACCGGAAGAACTTCAGCAGGATATTGTCGTCATGCGCGCGTGGACTGAGCCGCTTGCGAAGCTCTGGGCTGGCCGCGATGCCACGTGCGATACGGGTCTTGCTGTAGTCCTCCGCAGCGTCCTTGGACATCTGCACGACCATGGTGTCGGCCGGGTTGCAGGTGATCAGATAGGCCAAGCGCGCATCGATGAGAGAGATCGTCTTGCCGGACCGCGCCGGCCCGACGAACACCACTGCTTCGTAGTGCCTGCTGCCCGTCATGTCCAGCGGCTGGACCATATAGGGCGAAACCGAGGGATCCCACTTGCCTGCAGCGCCGCTGGCGTTGGCCACGTGCAGCGCTTTCGCGCCCTCGCTGACCTTGATGCGCCTGGGCGGCCTGATCATCTCCGCTACGCCGCCGCGCAGCTCACGCGCTGTCGCGTAGGTCATCGGTTATTGCCTCGAACATTGTCTGGCGCACGCCATCACAGGCGTCCTGCACCTTCACCACCTGTTCCGGGGTCAGCCCGGCCTTGCGCTCGAGGACGTCCGGGAGGGTGTCGAAGAACTGCACGACCTTCTTGACCAACTCGGCGTAGTCGGCCTCGACCTCGGCGGCAGGTACGAGCTGTCCGGTCGTCGTTTCGACCTTCAGCCGTTCGTTTTCAGATTGGTAGAACGCCCGGCGCTCCATCGGGGGCAAATCGCGCGGGTCGACGACGCCATCCGCGCCAACGACGCCCGGCACCTGCACCTGCACCAAAGCAACGGCAGCGTCCGCCAAGCGGTAGACGTCGTGGCCAGCACGCTTGCCAAAGGGCGCAACGCCAGCGTCTCGCAGCCGCTTGGCGGCGGTTCGCCGGTCCATGCCGAACTCGTCCGCCAGGCGGGCGACTGACCAGCCTGGAGAGAAGTCACGAATGTCGGCCATGTCCTACTCGATGTACAGGTCGTCCTACCTAAAAAGTGCGCTTTCTCCCGGGGAAATCCGACCAAACGCGGGCCCTGTGGTGGAGCATCCTAGGGGCCGAAAAACGCTTAATTACCGGGGTCCGAATCCCCCCCGGTAGCGACAGATGTCGTCAGGGGCCCCGCCCGTTCAGCTTTCTGTGGATACCCTGTTGATATCGGGCGCAACGAGGTTTCACGGGCAGGTTCCACAGGTGGGCTCGTGAGGCGGGGGCGGCTGGAGCGAGGCCCTATCAGCCACCGGGGACCGGCTTGCCCTGGACCCGCTCTACCCCGTCGAGCTGGGCTTCGTACTGCAGCAAGCAGCGTTTCCGGCCGTTGCTGACAGCGAACACCTCGGAGGGTTCCCCATCACGGCTCCACACGCAGCGCTTCGTCAGCGCTGAGTCAATGGGCATATAGGTCGCCACCGGAACTCGCACAACCGTGGTAGCTGGCGGATTGAACTTGGGCTGCTGACCGGCGCATGCGGTCAGCAAGAAGGCAGCTGTGATGGTGATGCGGCGCATTTCAGTACCCTGTGAGTGCTGGGCAGGCGGAATCGAGCAGCTCCAGAGCGGCCTTGCAGGTGTCGGGGCGATCTTCGTATCGCTCTTTCCAAGTCGCTGCGTCACGTTCAGACGCCTCAATCTTGCCGGCCAGGTCGTTGAGAGCGATCGCGCTTTCCTTCCTGAGCCGCTCGAGCTTGTCCGCTTCCGCGCGCAACACGGTGGCCACCTCGGCAAGCCGGGCGTCCCTTGCGTCCACGTCGGCCTGCAGCCGGTCAGCATCCGCACGCCAGTCGGCTTTCACCTTAACCACCTGCGCGCTGAGCTCTTGGATCCGCTGCTCCCGCTCGTAGGCGGTCAAGCCGGACACGAGACAACCGAATGCCAGCACCGCGCAGAACACCTTCATAAGGCTGCCGGGCTTTCTCAGCCACCGGACGATGCCGGTAAGCCAACCGACGATCAGGGCCCAGAGGGCGGAGAGCAGTTGCAGAGCGCTGTTCATGGGGACATGCCTCCATTTGCGCCAGTCGCCCGCTCTACCAGCTTGAGGTAGCTCGGCAGCAGGCGGCGGATGACGACTCCGGAGATGCCTGCCAGCGGTAGCTGGGGCGCGCCGGCGAGTGAGGGGAACCAAAAGCCTGCGACAGCGATGACCCAGGCAGCGAGGATTGCGTAAGCGATCACCGCGACGGCCAAGGCCAGCAGGCGGGTGCCGCTCTGGATCCATCGGCGCCCGCGCGGGCGGGCTGCATCGGCAGAGACCCGCTCTGCGTCCTTCTCCGGCAGTAGCAGCACGCCGATGAGGGCACCGGCGATGGCCACCAACAGCACCGACTGAGGCACACCGAGGATGATCCGCTCGGCCTGCCGCAGGGCATCAGCCGCCGCCGGGCCCACCACCACGGCGGTAAACATGCCAACGGCGGTCTTGAGCGTGCTTACGGGCTCAGTCACTTCGGGCCGTCCTTGGGCGCTGCCGCCCTCACAATCTGAGCGGTGGAATCGACGCTGGACGTCACCTTGGTGAAATCGGCGGGCTGGCCCCGCTCAGCAGCTGCCTTGGCCCGGTCGAACACGGAAAGGAGCTGCTCCAGCTTGTGCTCATGCTGCCCATACCCGGCGCCAGGCAGGCTGGCCCAGATGTTGCGGACCGCAGCGATAGCCTCGGCGATCTTGCCGGCTTGGATCAGCGGAAGCGCCCTGCGCTCCCGGATCTGCTGCACGGCAATCAAATCCTGACTCAGGGGGGTGAAGTCCTTCAGGCCCAACGACTTGCGGTAGGCGTCGAAGTAGCGGCGCAGGAGCTGGTAGCGCCCCGCCGCGGTGGATTGGATGCCCAGCCTGGGCAGGTCCACGAGCACCCGGGGGTGATCTGCGTAGCCGGTGTACATTTGTCCACCCACCAGCACATCGTAGCCCCGGTCCTTGGTCGGCTGCCTTCCGTTATCCGTGCCCTCCGACCAGGCGAGCATGTCGAGGAAGGCCACGACGTTCACGCCGCCAGCCTGTTGGGGAGTGATCTGAGCCATAGCGCGCTTTTCTCGTAAGGTTGCCCGCCCCCCTGCCGGCTTGACGCGAGGGTTGATCCGGTCTCGGGGCGGGCAATAGGGTTATCGAGCCGAGGCTCGGCTATGTGACATAGATCAGCTCAGTCCGCGCCACGCCGGCGCCGCCCCCGACGGTGTAGCGGATGGGGACCTCCCTCCGCTCGAACTGGTCAAACAGCCGGCGCATCTCGGGGTGGTCGTTGATGGTCAGGATCGCCCTGCCCTTCAATCCCGCCATCGTGGAGGCAAGCTGCTCGTACTGCTGCAGGGGAAAGGGTTCCCCGTAACCGGTGGTTTCCCAATACGGGGGATCCAGGAGGAACAGCGTCTCGGCTCGGTCGTATTTCTCGACACATCGCTGCCAACCAAGGTTCTCAACCACGACCCCTTGGAGCCGGAGGTGCGCGTCGCTCAGGTCCTGCTCCAGCCGCATCAAATTGATTCGTTTCGTTGAGGTGGGGCCGACGCCGAACGTCTGCCCCTCCAACTTGGCTCCGAAGCTCAGCTTCTGAAGGTAGTAGAACCGGGCCGCACGCTGGATGTCGGTCAGCGTCTCCACATCTTGGAGGTGGGCCCATCGATACATCTCTCGGCTAGTGAGGGACCACCTGAAGTGGCGGACGAACTCGTCGAGGTGGTTGGCCACGACGCGGAAGAGCCTGACCAGCTCGCCGTGCGTGTCATTCAAGACTTCGATCTTTGCCGGTGACCGCTCGAAAAGCATCGCTGCGCTTCCGGCGAAGGCTTCGACATAACAGGTGTGGGGCCGCTCATTGATCAGCGGCAGGAGGTTCTTCGCCAGGCGTGTCTTGCCACCCGGCCACGGGAAAAGGGTTTTTGTCTTCAAAGTCTCAGCTGTTGCGACATTCGTTAAGCAAACTGCACGCGCTCTCCGGAGAGCGGCAGGGCCTAGGTCAATGGCACGCGGCTGAAACGCGTGTACTGCGGCGGCGGCTTGATGCCTGCAAGCATCAGGTCGCCGCCCTGCTTGATGGTGGAGCGGGCCGTGGGAATCGAACCCACCTGGTCACCTTGGAAGGGTGGTGCTTGACCAATCGGCCAGGCCCGAATGAAAAGGCCTCGACAGTGGCGGGTCCTGATCGTCATCTTGTGGCAACTACGGGAATCCCCGTATTTCGGAATGGTGGGGCGACGTCGAGTTGAATCACGCGAGTCTCAGACGCGGGATTTACAGCCCGGCCCAGCGCCCATCGGGCAACTCGCCCCTTTGCTGGTGCACGAAAAGAGCGAAGCCGCAGGAGATCGAGCCTCCCGAGCTCGAGCCTGCGGCTTCACACGGCGATTACTGCTTAGACTCAATTTCCAAGCGCAACACCCACTAACCAGTAGGGTGTCAGCATGTCCAGGCATTACAACCATTTGAGCGCGGAAGAACGCGCCGTTGTC